TTATATATATATGTATCTTACCTATTCTGAAAGCTCTATATTTAACCATAAAAAATAGCACTACATTTGAGTGCTTTATTTATAGCTATTTATTTATATTATTTATGTATAAATTATTTATATTTTAGGGAATTAGCATTCCCTTTACTTCACTTACTTCGTGCGTTCAGTGTGTGTTGTTATTTGTTTATTGATTGCCTAATTATATAATTACTACTATAACAGAATATATAACCAACTCAAGTGTACCAACGGATTGCTCGTGACGATTGCCTAATTATAGTACAATCATATATAACTACTATAACTACTACTATAGCTACTACTACTATACAGCTATACTATACAGTACATATCATATGTATATATATACATGGCTATACATAGCTATACATACACACATAAAAAAAGACCTTGCACTATGGTAGCACAAGGGCTTAAGCGTATAGACGTGTATCAGTATAGCGCTTCATATACTTACCTTGCTGAGTGATATATAACATATCTTGAATCAGCTTCGGTGTATCTTCAAATACGAACACTTGGTATTTCGGGTTATTCTTATTACGCATTGTATGGTGCAAATCATGACCTAATTTGATTAAGTCCATTGCTAAAGTCTTTTTATAAACGTTTTTCAGGTTCTTTTTCGGTGCTTCTGTGATTTCGATGTTTTGGTTTGTCATTTTGTATTCCTCCAGTAGTTTTGTGTAATTTTGTTGTTTCTTATCTATGTATTAATAATATCATGTATTTTTGATAATTGCAAGAAGAAATTTCGACAATCTACACCTTTAAGATGCAAGTCCGCTGTACAACCGAGGCTCTTAAATTGTCGGAATATTCAAAATACTCAAAGCATTAAAAAAAGCGGTATTAAACCGCTCCTTCATAAATATCTGCATTTGTCAAGATTTTGTGACGATTTTTCTTCAATGTTGCTTCCAGCATCAAATTCAACGCATCGTATAATTCTTCATATCCGTGTTCATTGACAAAATCATGTATACATTTGAGTGATTTGTATTCTTCTTCAGATATCACACAATGTAAATAATTGTATTCGGGATTATGCTCGCATGAACCACCCCAGCCAATGATTTCGTCATATTCACGACCATTTTCAAAATATTGGATAAAGCATTTGTCACCATGTTCATTTTGGATTGTATAAACTTTTGTCATTTTTTGTAATCTCCTAACGTTTTGTAATTGTATCTACTGATTTATTATAACAGGTCTCGAGCCGAAACTCAAGACCCTTTTCAATTAAATGTGTGTTACTCGTGTGATTTTTCCATATCGGGCAATCACGTAAATGTCAATGTATTGACCTTCATCTTTCACAATCCAATATGATTCTTTGTTTGTGCCTTTGATGAATTGAACGTCCACCGTGTCGTAATAATGTTCTAATGTGCGTCTGATTTTTTGTAATGCGTTTAAATTGTTCATTTGTAATTTCCACCTTTTTGTAATTTATTTTGTAATCATTAGCTGATTACTTATTTATTATATCAATTATAGCTCAAAGAGTCAATAGAAATTTGAATATTAATATTCAATTTATGTGTTTTATTTTTATTGACTTTCACGGGCTTCCGTGATATAATATATATGGAACCATCTTTTAATTGTCTGAAGATTATGATAAACGGACGGTGCGAAATTTGTCGAATGAAATGTCTTGACATTTCGTTTTCCGCATGTTAACCGAGGTCGTGAATTTGTCGCAATATTCAAAATTGTTTGACAATTTACCGCAAAAATTTATTATTGACATTAATACCGATTTGTGATAAAATTAAAATGATGACATATTATAATTGTCTGAAAATTGTGACAATAACACACAAAAATAAAAACGTGATATTTCTATCACGTTTCATTTCATTTGTCAATTATTTTTTTTGATGTTCGTTTTCATCGTTCGTAACGATAATTCCAATGCGAATAATTCACGGTACATGATGTTTTCGTGGAACATGCGTGTTGTTTCATCGTCCGATTGATGCGACAACGTTAACGCACGTTTTAACGAATTTAAATGATTAAACGTTTTTTCAATCATAATTTCATTGTTGTTGAAATTGCCGATGATGTTGCGTTGCGTTCCGTTGTTGTATGTAACGGTTTGCGGTGCGTTTTGTTCACGTTCGTATTGTTCACGTTCACGTTCACGTTGTAAACGTTCATGATGTAATTGTGTGATTGTGTCGGAATAATGCGTACCGTTTTCGATGTCGTATTGTCGTGCGTAATCAATGTACGTTGTGTGTTTTAAATTCATTTCCGATAATTTCATGTTTTCAATAATTTTTGTCATTTGTAATTTCCCCGTTTCGGTTTTGTAATTTAACGTTGTTTCAACGTTATAATTTATTATAACACGGATAGCAAATAACGTCAATACATTTTTGAAAATTAATATTCAATATTTTAAAATAAAAAAACACGGTTTGCACCGTGTCCGTTCGTTATTTACGTTGTTCCGCAATGTGTTGTGCATCGTCATAATGTTCGATGTCATAATGTCCGTTGTACAATCCGTCATGTTGTGCGTCATAATTCCACACGACATACGGACGGTCAATGAATGTCGGATTTCGTTTTTTACCGATGATTACATATGTCATTGTGTCATGTTTTGAAATGTGCGTTCCACGTTCAAACGTTGCGTTTTGACGTTCACATGCGTTGCGTAACATTTCGTACATGCGTTTTTGCATTTTCATATATTGTTGTTCGTTGTCCCGTAACGGTTGACCGTTCGTTTCATAATATTTTTTGAAATAATTTCCGATTTGTTGTGCATTGCCGATTGTTAATTTTTTCATTTTGTAATTTTCCCCGTTTCATTTTGTAATTTATTTACCGTTTGTTTAACGGTATAATTTATTATATCATGGAAAATATGAATATGTCAACACATTTTGAATATAAATATTCAATAAAAAAACGAACGTTTTACCGTCCGTTTCGTGTCATTATTCGTTATTTTGTTTGACAATTAACATGTAATCAATCATTGATTTTAAATTCGTCATAAACGCATTTGATACACCGTAATCATCATTATCATGTTCGGTTTTCATTTCGTCAATGATTGCCGACATACGTTGTAATTCCGCAATTGTCATATCATTTACGTTCGTTTTTAATCCCGCATGTACAACGTTAAAACATTTTTTGTAATCAATATTCATTTTTAAATTCCCCGATTCATTTGTAATTTTTCGGTTGTTGTTAACCGATAAATTAATAATATCATATGTATTAACATTTGTAAACACAATATTCGTGAATTCACAAATTTGTCACAATTTGTTCGGTTTTGTTCGTATTGTGAAACGTTTCACACATATACATACATTGATTCGTTTGTCAACACACGACTAAACCGTTCAGTTTCCCGCATATGCGTTTTAAATCGTTTCGGGTATATTTGTATTCAAAATGATTTTTCGTTGAAATCATATGGCCAATTAAAATACAAGTCTTGTAATCAAATTTTTTTTATGATTTTTTATGAATCACATAATATATGAAATGTCAATAAAAACCGTTCGACAAATTTCGCACGTTGTAATAATTGTTAAATGATAATGATTATAATGTACACAATTTTCAAACAATTGCAATATTCGGAATTGTCGCACAATTCAAAACATTATGAATTCTTGAAGAATTGTGAATTGTTTGACAATTCAAAAGATTCACAAGACCGCAAAGAGTTCGAGTTTTTGAAATTGTCTGAAGATTCATAATTTTCACACAATTCATAATATTCCGACTAATTTGAAATCTCGGGCAAGTTGCGGAATTATGAATGTTCAAAAGGTTTTGAATTATCAGACAATTCGGAATAAACAATTAGTTGACAAAATAAAAAAACGATGTCATTCGACATCGCCGTTTTTGTAAATTCTTACAGGTCGGTATAAATACGGGTTATTATCAACGTTTTCGGATTCATTTTCATTTATTAATATTTTTGTATTATCATAAATTGATTTGCATAAATATGTTTTTGAATAATCATCGTTTATTATAATTCCACGGATTCGGCAACGTTCAACGGTGTTTTCGTTTTTCATTTCCCGATATTCGTGCATTATGTGTGTCATGCCGAACAATAATGTAATGTTTATCGGAATTGTGATAATCCCGATTAATGTTACAATTTCGGACGGTGAAAATTTTTCCCGTTCGTTTTTCGGTTTTAATACGTATTTTGTTATGAAATTTTTCATTTGTAATTTTTCCCCCTATCAATTTATAATACAATTATATCATGATTGGCCAACGATTGCAACATATTTTGAAAATTAATATTCAATTTTATTTTTATGATTTTTGTTGACATTATGTATTGATTGTGTTAGAACCGTTGTCATAATTTTCAAACAATTTTGACATTTTGAATTGTCAGAGAATTCAAAAGATTGCGACTAATTCGGAACCACCAGCCGACAGCGGACTTGACAAAAAGGAAGGCTTGTGAGCCTCCCTCCGTTCATTATAATTCTACAGCATCTAATTCTTCCGCTGTCAATTGTTTTTCATTTTCTTCAAGCATTTTCTTGAATTTTTTACCGACTTGCCCTTTTAATGACGGTTTCAAATTTTCATAATCTTGTTTGTACATTTCTTGAGCAATTTCGTTCCGAATGTCCATTTCACTCTTGACAGTGTGAATCGGTTGTGCTTCAGGTTGTTCTTCCTGAACCGCTTTTTTCGGTTTGTCAACCTTTTCTTCAGGTTTTACGTATTTACCCTCCCAACCAGATGTGAATTTGTCGTAAACTTTTTCCATTGCTTTTGGAGTTAAATGTGTGTAAATCCATGTGTCGGTATCGCCAAGGCGGATATTCTTTTTCTTTGAACCGTTTTTGGCAACGAAATATTCTGAATCCGATGTGCGAATGCCAACCAATTCAATTGTTTCGATTGTTTTGTCAAGGTCTTTATCCATGTAGAACGCCCAAAATTGTCTGAAACATTCCGCATATGATTTTCCTTCAACCGTCACGTTTGCTAATTCGTATTTTTTCATTTTCATTTGTAATTCCTCCAATATGTTTTGTTTGTTTGTTACTCATTTATTATATCATGGTTTGCTTTAGATTGTCAACATGTTTTTGAATATTAATTTTCAATGATGTTGACCGTCTTGCTAACCACATATATATCATATCATGGGTCCAAGCGAATGTACAGACATTTTTCAATAAATATTTCATGAAATGTTATTTTTATCTATATAATGAAGAAACACGACTTTTTTAAAAAAATTGCATGGGATTCAAAAAATATGAAAATATGTCTTGTATTATGCCTAATACGATGATATTATTAAGAAGTGATAAGAAACACCGCAAAGCACAACGGACATCATATCAAAAACAAATTAAAAAATAATTTGAAAAACCTGTTGACGAATGTTAACAACCATGATATGATTAAGAAGTGATAAGGCGATGAGACAAATCACAAAAAAAAATACGTAATTACAAAAGGAGAAATGACAAATGTTAAAAGGAACAATCGTATCAACAATCTTAGTGGGTGGCGCATTAACAACTGCTTTAGTGACATGGAATGGCGGGGGCGCAATCGACTCAGCAAAGTCATTAATTACCAATCAACAAGAAACAAACCAACAATTGAAAGCAAATGAAGGTAAATTGATTGACAAAATCGGTTCATTAAAAGGCAAAATCACAACATTAAATACACAAGTTGAGGACCTGAAGAAGCAATTGGCTGAGGCGGTTCAGGGCGGTACAGCGGACGAGCAAGAAATTGCGAATCTTAAACAACAAATTTCTGATAAAAATGCGGAAATCGCAAGCTTGAACAACCAAATCAATGACCTAAATTCACAACTTGCTTCATCTGATGCAGACGGTGAAAAATTAGCTCAACGTATCAAGGACCTTGAAGCACAAGTTCAAGAAGCAAATAAAGATGCAGCAGATTTACAGAATACGGTAGATACAACGGTTGTTCAATCATCCGATGAAGATGCTGTAGCAGCTGCTCTATCTGATGATACAACTACAGGTGATACAGACCCTGAAGTAGTTGACAACCCAACAACACCTGAAGAACCTGCAACAAATGACGGTGAAACGATGGTAGCGGGTGCAACTGAAATCGCAATGTTATCTGATGTACCATACCTAATGGTTCCAGGAATCACGTTAGACACGAAAGCTGACGGTACTGTAATCATCACAAATGCAACGGATTACGCATACACAGCAACAGTTGGTGGCAAAACTTATGACATCACAATGAACGGAACAACAATTGGTAATGTTACCGACCTTGACAAACACAATTTAGCATTATCTAAATCAGGACAAGCTCCAATGAACTTCTGGTTAGTTAAGAAATAATTAAAGTCAAGTCTTGACAATGGGGAGCGGATATGCTCTGCTCCCTTAAATTTTTATTAAAAAATTGAATATTAATATTCAAAAGGTCTTGCAATATGCTATTATATGTAGTATAATTAAATAGTAGGTCAAGAAGAACTACTAAAAAAATTACAAAGGTGGATTTCAAAATGACAAAACAAAACGAAACAAACCCAAACAAAGCAACTAATATGGTATTAATCGGAATGACCGCTGGTGCGTTATTGCTCGGTGCATACAACGCAGGTGTAAATAGCGGATTGATTCCAACATCTAATCAAACTAAAACGGAAGCATTAATGCGACAAAATCAAGCTCAAATGAAACAAATGACCGTGAAAATGGCGCAAATGAACGCAATTTCCACAAAGAAAACAGCTGAAATGGTAAAAGAATCAATGGCAGATGCGAACGACAGCAACCGACAAATTAATTATTCCGATGATGGCAAAACGGTAACGGAACAATTTCAAATTACAGAAATTGGAGACAATATCCTCGGTGAGCCAGTATACGGAACGGGCGAGGGAATCAATTACCCAGCTCAAAAATTCTGGGACAGCGGTCTTGACAGCATAAATATCGGTGATATTGTACAAGTTGCATGGTCTCGTGAGGATTATGAGAATTCAAATTGGGACAAAGTGGAATTTATCAAATTCATTAGTGCATATGATTTTGACCCAAACACGGATACGCACAATTAATTAATTAAATCCATCAAAGGGTCTTGCCTTCCCTATTTACATATGTTAATATAGTATATGTAGGGGGAGGGACAAGCCCCACAATTACAAATAATGGAGGTCATGAAAATGGCAAAAAAAGAATACGAATATCATGCAATCGTTCTTGAGGATGATTTTGAGGACAAAATTGTAACATTCGAGGACGAACACACAGCGGAATTGTACTCAAAGGCAAAACGTGATGAAGGCAAAATGTCATACGCATACAAGAAACCAAAGCCAACGTGTATTGGTTGCAAGAAACACCCCGAAGACATTTTGGAATATCAAGGCCCAGCGGAACGTGAGGGAATCACACCAAGCGAATGGGTGCGACAACATGAAGCAATCGGTTGTTGGGGTAGCGGTTCACGAGACAAATTCTATTGTACGTCATGTTATATCAAGGCAGGAATGCCCCTCCGCAAGTATTGAAAATTAATATTCAAAACGAGTTGACTTTCGGGTCAGCTCGTGATATAATAATGAAGTAAATCAAATACAACTGAAAGAAGGAATTACAAATGACTAAACAAAAAATGACAATTACAGAGAAATTAGAAGCTAAAACAGCGGAGCTTCAAGAACGTAAGAAAAATGGAAATAAGCTGACATTTAAAACAATGAAGAAAAAGCACTGGGTAGGGGCAATTTCAGCAGGCCTTGTGTTAGGAATCGCTTTTGGTGCGGTTATCGACACGGCAATGGACGCACCTAAGACGGAAACGAAGGCAGAAGCCAAAGCGGATGTCAAGCCAGAAATGATTACCAAAGGCGGTATCGGTGCATATGCCACAAAAACTACATACAAACCTGGCGAATACATTCAGGTGAATGTTATCAACATTGACAAAGTTGCTGGTAGCGGTCATGCACGTTTACAAGGAGCACTTTCTGAAGAGCCTGTCAAGGACGTTGTAGATTACACAACTTTCCAATTGGGTGTAAATGACAAAGGGACAACGTTAGCGTTTGCAGCACCATATGAACCTGGCAAATATCAAATCGTTGTCAAGATGAAAGATGTATTCAAAGGTGAACTTTGGACTTCGGAAATAACTGTTAAAAAGTAATTGAAAATTAATATTCAAAAGTCTTGACCAATCGGTTGAGACTTTGATATAATAAATTAGTAACTAAATTACAAATTGGAGGAAATTCAAATGAAAAAATTCGCTAAGGTTATCACAATCGCAGGTATGGCACTATTGGCTACAACATCAATCGCTGGAGCATCATCTCCTACAGTTGCTGGAAATTGGACAAAGGCATATTACGATACAACCAAGCATGATTTCCCTACAGCAAAGGTTACTAACACAACGAGCAAAACTGTCAAGGCAAAAATCGTTGTCCGTGAAGGCACGGAAGTTATGGAAGATACGGTTGTCACATTGAAACCGAAGCAAACGAAAACTATTGAGTATCAAGAGGCAGCGGGCGCAGGCACATACAATGGATATGTAGTATCTGGAAACAGCAAGGATTCCCTTGGCACATTTAAAATGAAATAATTGAATATTAATATTCAATATAGGGTTGACTTCTCCGTCAGCCCTATGTTATAATGAATAAGTAAATAAGAATTACAAATGGAGGAATTACAAATGAACACGAAACAAAAATGGGCAACAGCTATAATCATTCCAGTGACAGCTTTTATTACGATAACCGCTATCACATCTCCTAACAATCAAAACCGCACAACGGAAGCTGACGTACAAGCTGATACGTCACACCACGCAAGAACACAATATGAAGGGAATGTCAAGTTTAATGGTGATTCACCAGACGTTGAGCAATCCATTCGGACAATCCGTGAGTTATCCGCTAACCCTGAATTATCCAAAGCAGAAAAAGTTGAACGTGTCAAGGAACTAGCCAATGGCTCCGAAGTGTCAACTATTGTATTGAGCCAATACACGAATAGCTTGGTCTTGAGCGTTCGTAACCGCACGATATTAGACGACAAATCAGAAACTGGCAGATTAATTGAATTATACCGAGCGGAATTAGTGGCTATCAAGAACAATTATGCTGGTTTCAACGGTGAATTTGCCAAGGATTATGTAGCTGTACAAGAGAATTTATACCGTTATTCCAATGCACAAAATTCCGATATTGTCAACTCTTTGTTAGAGCGGTTAGATGGCAACGTAAATCAAGTTGAATATTAATATTCAATAATCTATTGACGTATTGTTTGCCACATGTTATTATTAATATGTGGTTAACGATACCACACAAAACTTCTGAAAAGGTGGAATTACAAATGAATAACGTAAAAAAAATCTTATTACCGAACTGGCAAATTTTTGATGGGTCTGGTGTATATGACCAACCAGCTCGAAATGTCAAGCTAAAAGATTCAGGTAAAAATGCTTGCATTATCATCGGAACAGATGGGTTGTCGGTTCACAAGAATTACCTTCACATTTTTGAACAAACGGAAGATGAAGGTGCTCAATTCATTGCATATGCCAAACCAAAACAATTCGCACAATTAAAAGAAATCTTGACAGATGCGGTTATTTCTGAAGCTGAACATATGTTCACGTTGTACATGCGCCAACAAGCACGATTCGTATTTTAATATTGACAAAACGGAGCGGTTGTGATATGCAACCGTTTTTTTATTTTTGAATATTAATTTTCAATTTTGTGTTGACATTCGTTAGTACATGTTATATAATAATAATTGTAATAACAAATCAATTACGAAACGGGGAATAATTTCAAATGAACAACAAATTTAATAATTCAAACATTGACGCATTCATTTTGCAACAAACACAATTATCAAACGGTGAATTGAAACGTATGTATAATTTGTTTGATAACATGTCAGACCGTTATGATGATATGAATGATAACGAAATTGCGGAATATTTCAAATGTCAACGTGATATGATTTTAAATGAATTGATGTCACGTTTTGAAAATGACATTGACCGCACATTATCATACATGGACGGTGAACAATCATGACATACGCAATCGTAAAAACGTTATGTACCGATGGAATTACACGTTATGCGGTTTGCCCGTCATGTGATGCGTACACATCAATTGTGTGTGATTACATGGAATATCCGTTTGCAACACAATACATTCACACAATCGCACGGGAACACGGATACGAAACGTTCGATTTCCGTGAACATGAATCAATTGAATATTAATTTTCAAAAACCGTTGACATTTGTTAACGGTTTTGTTATAATAATAAAGTAAATAACATTTAGGAGGAATTACAAATGACAAAACGTAATGACACACAGGAATTAGCCAAAGAGCAAATGAAAGTACAATTGAAAAATTTCAAACAATCTGCAGATGCAATCGTTGACTTGTGGTTTAGCTTACATCAAGACGACCAAGACCAAATGAGTGAATGTTATCCTTTCCCCGATGATTTTGCGGAAATAGCGGAACGTATTCATTTATGGATGGAAAAACAAAACGAAAATAATTAATAAAAAAGCTCAAAAGGTCTTGCATAACGGGGCCTTTTGTTGTATAATAAATATATAGATAAGAAATACAAATTACATAATGAATGGATTGATTACAAATGGAAAGAGAAGAATACGTTGCAGCCAAGGTTTATGAATATGCATTAAAGCCACATTTAAGGAAATCTGCTACATTATCATTCTTTTACAGCTTATGGAAAGTAATTCGTGTTACATTAGCAATATGTAAAATGTTTAAATAACCAAACTTAGGGCTTGCAATTGCAAGTCCTTTGTGTTATAATAAATATATACTTAATAAGGAGTGAATTACAAATGAATAATTATTATGATACTAATGTTAGAGTCTGGATTGACAAGCACGGTGCCATCCGATTGAAGTTTGGAGAAAAGGGTGTTCCGATGTATGTGCCAAAAAACTCAGCAATGTACAAAAATCTTCTTGACGATTTCCGACAAAGAAGCTTAGCGGCACAACAAGCGGAGCTAATTAAGAAGCAACAAGATTGTCCTCACACGAATACATCAAAGGAGTATTTAATGGGGATGGGCACAGGTGACCGTGTATGTAATGACTGCGGAATGACCTTTGCACCGAAAAACTAAAACACGAACATTAGGCGAGCATTCTACATTGAATGTTCGTCTTTTCATGTTAAGTTGCCATAAAAAAAAGCGGGAACGTCCGTGTTTAGACGTCCCCAATTATAGTAAAATGATGATTTTATCCGAATTGTACTGCTGAGTACCATTGAGCATCTTTTGTGCCAGTGTGAGTTTCTGAGTCAACCATGTAGAATACTTCACCTGCAGGTAGCTCACGAACTGTAAACTTAAGCTCTACGTTTTCTTCTTCTACAGAACCTTCCATCGTTTGTGCTCCGATAGTTGGTGGTGCGAATTTACAAGCGTATAAAGCGTAATAAACCTTTTCATTAGTACCAAGTTTGTTACGTTCAAATAATACTGCTACTTCAGGAGCAATATCGCTAGACTTGACAAGTACGCCACCGTCTGCTACAGTTGCACCGAATAACATATTGTATTCGTCCATCGTTAAGCCAGAGACAGTTAATGTGCCTTCTCCACCATTAAAGATGTAATCAGAATAATCAATAGCATTGTCAGCATAAAATTGTACTGATTCATAAGCTAATTCAGCTTCAATTTGTTTTGCACCAGTTAATGGAACTGGAGCTTGGAATGTGCCATCAGAAATCATTTTTGCAATGTGAATATTCTTGAAGCCACCTAATCGTTTTTTCATGATATTTTCCTCCGTATATAAAAATAAGCGGAGCGGATAACCGCCCCACTATAATTAAGCTTGTTTTAAGAACTTGATAGCTTCAGGGTTGATGATTTTACCGTCAGCATAAATGTCAAGCATTAATAGGTGTGAACCACGTAAAGCTTGAGTTGTGTCGTCAGAAATACGTTTCATTCCAGCGCCCTTTTTCACCATTGTTGCATATGCAACACCGAAGTTAACGAAAGCAACAGTGATAGCACCAGAAGCAGCTGCAGGCATGTTGTCTTGAATTAAGATTTCGTGGCCAAGGATTTTGTAAGCTGGTTTGCCATTTACAACGTCACGGATTAAGTGATATTGACCATTAGCATCTTTAAGCTTTGCAATTTGGTTGAATGTTTGACGAGACACTACAAATACTGAACCATCTAAGTGGTCTGGGTGTACTGATAAAGTCATATCAAGTAATTTGTCAATGTCAATAGCTCCAGCAGCGTGTGTTCCTACTACTTCAGCTTCTGAACTTGTCAAGATACCTTCAAATTGTTTAGCATTTTTGTTACCGTTAAGAACTGATTCATCCATTTTGCGAGCAAGACGGCGAGTCATTACACCAACAGCATAGTTAATAACGTCAATACCGCTGTCGTTTACTAATTGTTGAGAAAGTTCAATTGCAGTAGCTGCACGGCGTTGCTCAAGAACAACCTTGTCGAATGTGAAGTCAGCTTTAGTAGCGTCTTCCATCTCACCGATGAAAGTAGCTCCACCAATTGATTGTTCACGTAATACTTCAAGAGTACCAGATACAGGTTGGAATCCTTTAGCACGACCAAATAAAGCTGCTTCTTCAACTAGCTTCTCGATGATTGTGTTAGATAATACAGTTGGAACTGTGATAGATTGTGTACCAGTTGTTAAAGCACGAACCTCTTTAGCAAGCATATCACCTTTGATGAATTGCTCAACTCCACGAAGTTCTACTTCTTGAGCGTTTACTTCTGGCTCAACGTTACGAACTTCTTCTACTACAGCTTCTACTTCTGGCTCAGCTGCAAGAGCATCAATCATAGCACGTAATTCTTTTAATTGTTTTTCTTTTGACATTTTGGGTTCCTCCGTTAAGTTAATAGTTGGCTCGTCAATAATGTCCAGTGAACGAGCTTGGATACTTGATTGTACATAAGCAGGATTGCGTACTACAGATACTTCAGCTAATGTCAAGTCCTCGATAGAACGTGCATAAGTGCCATCCGAGCGTTTTTCCCACTTGTCACCAGTAACTCCCATACCAAAAGACATATTTGTCAAGAGGCCATCGGAAATAAGTTGGTGATAGTCTTTACCATAAGATGTGGGACTAATACGAGCTTCCATAAACAAGCCCTTATCGTCTTCACGTAAGCTTAAGCTACCGTTTTTAGTGGAAGCTAATAATTTGTTGTTATCATGCTCCGCTAAGAAATGAATATCATTACCTTTGTCAAGAGCTTTTTTGAATGTCCCTGGCATGATACGCTCAACAAAGCGTTGTTCACGTCCAAGTGGCTGAGACCATTGGCCAGTTTGATTAACGTAACCAGAGACAAGCAAATCGCCTGACTCTTGAGTTACGCCAGTAAGGTCAACGTCAATCTGTCTCAGTTCCAGTTGGTTCTTCACCTGGTTTGTCATCTGATTGAGTCTCCTTTTCTGTATTGTCAACTACTTCTTCAGTAGTATCTTCTTCAGGTTTATCTGAACCTTCAACGTTTGGCACTTTCACTTCACCTGTTTTAGGGTCAAGTAGAACGTCACCTGTTGAAAGCTTAAGAATGTCTTCTGCAATAGCTGGTAAGTCAAGACGAGCACGAGCCTCGTTAATTGTCAAGACACCGCCAGATAATCCAGCAACAATAGCGTCTGTGCGTTCCTTTTCAGTAGCACGAACAATTTCAGCTGTATCAAAGCGGAAGAAAAAGCCTTTTTTCTTTTCTTTTTCCAGTAAAAGTGCTCTATCCATAGCGGATTCAATAGCCATGATAATTGGGGCTAAAGTGTGCTTAAGGAAGTGTAACTGGTTTTGTTCGATTGAGCCATACTTGTTAGCTGCAGTGCTAATCATTGACTCAGGAACATTGAACAGTTTACAAATTTCGCTAGATGTGCTCTTGCGAGTTTCATTCATTTGAATCTCAGTAGGATTCATACTTAATGCTTGGTAGCTCATGCCTTCCTGTAGTACTACAGTCTTAGCAGAGTTTTTAATACCGCCATAAAGCTTTTGCCAAGCATCACGTAAAGCATTTGATTGTTGTTCGTTAAGACGAGCATCTGTTTTAAGTAAGCCAAGCGGTAAAGCTCCACGCTCATAAAGGTTACTTGTATACTCCATTTCACTTAGTGCTTGATTGAAGATGTCCTGTCCGTGGACGATAACACCTTTACCAGCCAAGCCATCATGTGATTCTTGAGTAGCAATCATAAGCTCATAAGGTTTAAAGCGTTTAGGTGCTTTAGACACTTGATTTAAAGCTCCTGATTCAGAACTTGACAAAACGATTTCAGCACCAACTGTTCGGTAGCCGTCTTGAACTTTCTTGTTAATTACGACTGAACGAGCTGGGATTGGGTGAAGCTCAAGGATAGTGTTTGCAGCTTCAATGATTGAAACATATGTAGCTCCGTGTAAAACGAAGTCTTTAGCCATATACTTCTTCAAGTTGTAACCATTTAAGTAGTCATTAGCTTCATGATTTAAAAGCTTGACACGATTATCATTAACACGCTCGATTGAGCCGTCTTTAGCTTCTTTATATAAGTAAACTGGCATACTAGCGATAGTGCTTGTAATTAAGTCTACACATGATTTAGCTGTCGGAATCTTTAATACCTTTTCTTCAGTGACAGTGTTTGTATTGAGTAAGCTGTCAAGAGAAAAAGCTTGATTAGTTTCTACTGTAGTAGTGTCTTGTGTGTTATACACCGCACGATTTTCAGTCTGAAACCACTTATCTAAAAAGCCCATGTAATTTCTCCTTTCTTGAATATTAATATTCAATGCTTATCAATATTAGGAGAAGCACGAGTAAGACTCATGCTCCATGAACATTGACAAGGACTATAAACCGAAAAGAGTAGCAGAAATGGAAGGTTTGTACTACTTATACTTAATATATATATTTAGCTCGAGCTAAACGAAACAGCAAACTACAAAAAATAGCTAGTATTTTCTGGAACCTGCCACTCAAAGTCAAGCTTATTATCATTGCCAAGCTCTAAGTTACAATCCTTGCAAACTGTGATAAGGTTAGCTTCATCATAAGCAAGCTCAGGGTAGTCTCTCCACGATTTGATATGGTGTGCTTGAAGGTTGACAAAAGTCATCCAATTGTGCTTAATACGACAACGCTGGCAGTGAGCTCCGTCTCGTTTGATTACAGCTTTCCGAATCTTTTGAAACTTCCGCTCACGACTAACGTGGTTACGTTGCGATTCAGTCTTGACAGCCTTACAAGCACACTTCTGACCATTCGTCAAGAGTTGACCACATGAGCATAATCTGTTAGAGTTCAAAGAAAAAGCTCCTTTCCGATTCATACAAGTGGTTCATCTCGAAGTACATGCTAACCTTCATGGCATTGAAGGAGCTAAACAAGTTATCAATCTTGTTACGGTGTTTATCGCCCTTAGTGATATAAGGTTTACCTTGGCGAAACTCAATAAGTCCGTTAATGAAAGCGGATTCCATCAAAGGGTTAGGAGCATAGCGGAATTTGCCTTCATAAATGATACGCTGAAGGTTTGAAATGGCATTACCTAAGTGACGACTATTCTGTTCTATCTTAATAGGGTCTATTTCCATAGGTAAGCGGTCTACAAGTTCTTTAATCAACGTATAACTGTATTTAGTATCGAAAGCTACCGATGCTATGCCGATGTTGTAGTCTTGACATAGATTTATGATTATGTTAGCAATTTCCTCGTAGTCTACAACGTCCTCACCGACTGCTTGACTATAACCAGCTGCAGACCAGCGGTCATAAGGTATCTTTTCTGTACGCATCTTGTACTCTTCCATGTTTTTAGGGTAATACGTGAGGTTCTTGACATAATAAACGTCTTGTGCTGGCTCATACTTCATGAAAGTAATGGCTGTGTTATCCGTAGTCAACGATAAGTCAATACCTATGATAACCTGACGCTTATTTCTCCACCATTCCCAATCTAAAGCGGGCTTGTATTCAGCTTTCTTCAAGGTGTGCATATCTACGAAGAAGTTACCGTCACCTTCATTTGATTGAAGCCACATATTTAAGTTCTTGACTTTGAAAAGGAAGAAGTCCTTCGGAATTTCCTTCTTAGTCTTGTAATCCTCCATGAGCTTCTCAGCTAAATCGTCAACCTCAGCTACAAGAGGGTTAGCTTCAGGCCATACTTCAGGATGCTCCCATCTTTCTTTACCGTCAGGTTGCTTCTCCTTAGGGTTGTCAATTGTAAACAATAAGCCGAATTTACGAGGGTTACGCTCTTCTAAGAATGTGTTACGTCTCAATTCTTCTACAGTTTCATTCCAATAGTTAAAGCCATTTTCAATCGGATATGAAGTAGATATTTTGACAATCAAGGGGTTGCGTGGCCCGAACTGACCTGTCTCAAGTGATGATACCATCTTGAAGATATCGTTTGAGGCACCAAGCTCATCGACTGAAGCCATAAATACCATCGTACCGTCAGCCTTTTGTGCATCTCCAGAAAGTGCAACTATTTTGCAATTTTTAGGCGTAAATTCTACATATGTTTTTTTGATGTTGAAGAAAGGTTGCATATTTGGAGAAGATTTGATAATTGACACAAGCTCATCGAATATGATAGTAGCCTGTTGTTTAGTGTTACTACCGATGTAGTGAGTCTGGTTTTCCTCGTCAAGAAAGAAGCCAATAATGTGAATAATACAAGCTAGTACAGATTTGGCATTCTTACGAGCCACAGTGAATACGACTTCACGAATCATACGCTTTCGAGGGAACTCCTTATACACCCAGCAGAAGATATTTTGAATTAGGAACCACTGAAATAGTGCAAGGTTAGGGTACATTGGCTGAGCGGATTTAGCTCCTCGAGCAAAGTTAAGGTTTTTGATAATGCCATTGACTTTTTTCTCAATCTTGACATTCCATTTATACTTGTGCTCTGGTTGGTCTTGAAGCCAGTAATATTCATATAAGAAGTTGATACAAGCTTGTCGTACTTGACTTGGAGCAACGATTTCTCCGAATACTACAGCTTTAGCATATTGTACAGATTTATTCAAAGTCATCGTCCTCCAATAAAGCTAACAATGGGTTGACAGCTTGAGCTTTTTCTGCTTCCATATTAGCTAGTTTCTTTTCTTCAATCATCACTTTAGCCATATCATTAGCCATTCTTAATCGACTTGTTAAGCTTAAAGATAATGCAGCTGAGTGCTGTTGAATAGCCTTGTCATAAGTTGACACTTGACGAATCAAGCTTGGTCTGTTCTCGTCCATAACGTCCAGTTCCCCGATAGCTTGGTCAATTTCTGTGTAGCGGTATAAACTCTTGACAAGTAACGTTAACGCTGTAGAATCCGCAGCATTGAATGAGTCGTTTAAGCTAACGTATTTCTCGAAGATTGTCAACTCAGAGTCATTTAATGGCATTACAGGTTCAGGAGTGCCGATTCCTACCGTTTCTACCTGTTTTTCTGCTATTTCTCTTGACTTTTTCTCAAGTTTTGTTAAGTTTTTAGATACCGTATTTACCGATTTAGTGGGTCTTGCCATTGTTGTAAGCTCCTTCCAAAATATTTAGT